GTATTCTTCATTTTTAACATATGATTCTAGCATAGCGTGCATCTGAGTGCCCACCATTGATGCTTCAGTCACTATTTGTTGGGCGGCTTCATCACCTACACGTTTTTTCCAATCAGATAACATCTTTCGATCGCGTGCTGGTTTTGTTGCAGACAAGACTGTAGTGACACTGGGGACAGGTTCACCATAGGGGTTCTTATATAAACGTTGACCGTTTACAGAAGTTCGGATTAATTCGCTATAAGCGTAAGGGGTTTTAATATTTACCATAGAGATATTATACTATCATAATACCCCTATGTCAAGTGTTATTTACTGATTACCAGTAAATATACCACGAAAATGTGTTACTTGTTACCGTATTTGTGATACGCTCGATCTTATAACCGAGGTTGCTGAAATGCTTGATGACTGAATCCATATCTGAGTATGTTGCGCGATTCGTTTCAGTACCTTGCCATACATTAAAGTAACTAACACTTGATGGATTAGTTGCTGTTGACGTACCTGCTGCTAATCCCAAACTAGTATTGGCAGTACCTGCACCAATTGTATATTGCCAATCGGTAGTACCAGAAACAGTTATCTTTAATCGCAGTTGATCGCTTTCTTTATATGCAAGAACATTTGGAATTGCTGCATCATTTATGTCTGCAATTACCGCATTCAGACTTGTACCAGTTGTACCTAATACAACAGTTACTCCCTCAATGATGACAGTAGTAGAATTAACAATTGTGGGAGTCGTAACTGTTCCCGACACAACTACATCTGGTGTAGATTCTGTCATAACTGTCCCATCAGACACAGTTGTTTCATATAGCCCAGAAACCGAATCTGCAATAATTGCTTTCATTATTGATTCAGTCTCATTGAAGATAGTTAAATCTTGATTGCTGTTTGCTCTTGCCTGGGATGCATTTAATCCTACACTCATGTTATATGTCCTTTTTAACTTGCTTTCTTGCCATTTTATCTATGTGCTTGTCTTGTTGATCTTTACTTGGTTCGGATGATGTTTTACCATCTCTGCCAAAGAATACAACATCATCTTTGATATTATCAATTATAGGAATGGTATCCAATAAATCAAACAATACTGAATGATCGATCTCATTCCCCATATTGGCAAGAGATTTTGCCAATGTGTCGATACTCAAACTAGACATACCTTCTGCTGCTGCAACTGAAATAATATCAATGATAATTGATTTAACATCACTGGTATCTTCAACTACGATTTCAGAAAAACGCATTTTAGTTTCTCAACGTAGCAAATGCTTGCTTTAGCAATTCTTTGCTGACTTGTCCATCTTGTTGTGCTTCTTTAACCATGCGCATTGCAGAAATATACTTATCTTCTTTCATTTCGCGACCAATTGGATTCTCTGCACCAGATGCTGCATCAACGCCTTCAAAGTCATCGCCAATTTCTAATTCATCATCAGCGAACTCGTCGCCCATGTCTAACTCGTCACCGAAATCAGTATCAAGTGTATCCATTGATCCACCAGATTCAACTGGCTGTCCCTGTGCAACTAGTAATGCGTTAGTAACTTCACTGTTAGCAGATTTAACCGCTTCTAGTGCTGCACCAATTGCTGCTTCTGATGCCATAGTGAATGCTTCTGCTTCTGCTGTGCCTACTTCTTCTTTCATAGCATTGGTGATGGACATAAGGTCTTCAACTTGCATACTTGCTAAGTTTTCAGCCATTTTTTGTAAGTCATCTGCCATTTGCTTAGCAGCAAGTAATACTTCTGCTTGATCTAAATCTTGTGATTCTTGTAATTTCATTTTAGTACCTTGGGTTGTTTTTGCTACTTCGCTTAGTACCATATTGATACCTTCTGATATTAGAAGTAACTTTTGAAAATCTTTCGCACTAACATCTACGCCAGATTCGCGTAATAATGTGATACGAGTATTAGTTGTTTCTTGAATCTTAACCAGTTTTGCTGGCTGCATTCCGAAATTGAATTTAATATCAAAAACTTCGTTCAAGGCTTTAGTTAACTTGGAAAATTTGTCTTCTTGCAAATCGTGTAAAATCATTTTAGTGCTCCATTAAAATTATATATTATAATGTATTTATACAAAAACTAAATTACAACTTAACTTAATTAAGTTGTAACTCAGTATAATTGAATTAAAATATATTTATGTGAATTGAGGTGTGCCCTTGGGCGATATATTGGTGTTGCAGTTGTTATTTATAATAATTTTTTGATTGCAATCTTCATCTTATGCATCTTATCAGTTGCAACACTATGCTTTGCGGCTGCTATGTCTGATTCAATACTTTCAGTCAATGTTTTCTGTCGTCTTTTTTGCAATGCTGCTTCTTCTAGTGCAGATGCATATCGTGCATCATAATCAATAATGGATTTAGATTTGCTTGTATCATTCTTGAATAATTCATTCTTGATGATTGCCATTGCTGACTCAAATAATGCTAAATTTTCATATTTACGAATACCATTCTCTGTAACCGTATAATAAGTCTTTGCATAACCAGATATATTGTGCTTCTCTAATACAACATTGAACTTATCAATGCCCACACTCTCTGGTGATACTTTCTTAACCGATTCAGTTACAATATTACTTGCTGCTGATTCAGTTGCATCTTGTACTTTATGTAACTTAGCCAAAATATTATACATCTCTGTAGCATCTTGACTAATATTAGTTGGTACTGAATTGCCAGTTGCATCAATTACAGGTGCTGATTTGTTATTCGTAGCATTCTCTAAATTTTGCAATATTTTAAGCATGTCCTGCGATTCTTGATTCATTATAAACTGCCTCTAAGTCTCTTAAAATATACCTTACCTTCTCTTACTACTCTAGTAAGAACGCCTTTCGATACTAATGATTTAGCAACAAATGCTTCACGCTCAGTAAAATCTGATTTACATGTTTCTTCAACAATCTTATCATATACTTTATATTCAGTATTTGATAATATGATTGAGATTCCTCCAGGACACTCGACAAGTTTCATTACTTTAGACCTGCGAGTTTCTTTAATTTTTCAATAGCACTTGCATTATCACCAACTGCGCCTGCATTGCTTGCTGATGCATCTGAGTTTGCGTCTTGCTGTACATCATCAGGATCAGTAGATGTCGTACGACCAGTAGATACCGTGTCACTGCCGTATGCTGCGTTTCCGCCGGGTGCACCTGCTACCTTACGCTCTTCAATAGTCTCTTCGTTGCGCTGAGATTTCTGATGAGCATTATACTCTTTACGACGAGCATCATGTTCTTTCTTTTCAGCAGGAGTCATTTGAGATACGAACTTCTTTGATTCGTCATACCTATCTGATGAAGTCTTTGACAGTGCGCTGGGATGACCCGCCTTTGGTGACGTAGTTGTTGTTGCAGGAGTTGATTTGCCCGCCAAACTTCTTACAGTCAAACCTAGCGCGACTCTGCCAATTGCTCCGATAATCGGTAACATTTCGTCTAATTGTTCTTCATCGTCGCGCTCATTTTTTAAATTTGCTACAACGCCAGGAGATTGCATCTCTTGCATTCTGCTATCTTTGTCATGCTGTGCGTACTCTTCATACGACATATAGTAATCAGTATCTGGATCATAGTATAGACCTTCTGTTGCATCATAATATACTACTTTACCAGATCGCAACATAAACGGACCTTCTAAACCATTGCGCTCTTGATAACGCTCTTTATCCATTGATGGAAGCACTGTATACCCTTCATCGAGATCTAGAGTGATATACTTAGTAAATAGATCATTGTCATTTGTCTTTAGTGCTGTAGTTAATTGCAATGTACCAGAGAAATTCAAGTCTCTTAGATCTGCACTGATCTGTTCATCAGTTAATTCTACACCAAACTGCTCTAGTGCATAATCGCGCACTGTATGTATAATACTATTGTTCTTGATTTCCATTATCGTCTCGATTTGTTTAATTGTTTTACGATTTTACTCGTTGGATTGACGCGCTTTGTCTTTTGCGCTTTTTTCGTCATCCTAGCACCCTTAGATGCTTTTGTCTTTTTCATTAAGAATCGTTTTTTAATATCAATTGGTGCGGCACATTGCTGAGGACTTGATACAACTCTACCTTTACGCTTCCCTACGGTACATCTAAATTTCTTAACAACCTTATTTCCTCTCTTAGCAAAGACTACCTTTGATTCGGAAATAACTGTATTGTATGCTTCATTAAGTATCATCTTCTATCCGATCCCTGCTATTGGAGTCATTGACTGTAAATTTATCATCAACATACCAACAACTGATATTAAACCTACAATAACCGTTCCTGCTGCTGCTACAATCAATCTCATATTGCTATCTTTGCCTAAACGATTTCTCTCAATCATATCAGACATATTATCTGATATTTGATCGACTTTCTTTTCTAATCGTTCAGTACTATCATCTAACTTTTCTTCTATTCGTTTATTGGAATCGTTAACTTTCGCTTCCAAATTAGTAAATTTTTCTTCTAACACGCGATACCTCTCTGCACATAAATCCACATGGGCTTCGAGATTTTCACGCTCTAATCTTGACTGACGTATTGACATAATTGATTCCATACTATCTGCGTCTTCAAAAGAGCTGATTTTCATTCTTGGGACGCTCTGCGTCTCTTCTAAGTATTTATGCAAAGACGCTTATTATATAAAATAGATGTTTTTGATTTTTTTATTCTGTGTGGACATACTACTCGGATTGAATTTAATGGTTTCAGTTAATTCAGTGTGCATAGGAACATTATTGCAGTCATTTATTAAATGTGTGTATTTACCATCACCTGAACGATATGCATCTTGTGAATCTGTCGTGAATATTAATTTCCATACAGAATGAGTATCTTTGAATTTTGAACCAAATTTATATTCACTCATTGACGCATTTTCAAGTTTCGTCACAATTAGGTTTAATGGCTGGGTACGCATACTCAACACCTGTATCAATGAATTTAAATTTTGGGCTTGACGGAATTCCATAGTGGAACCTTTAGGATTATTAACGCCAGTATCAGTAATATCAACCAGCGTGTATAATACATGCTCAATGCGCATGTTAAAGTTCTAACGCTTTACCAGCGGCGTAACCAACTGCAAATGCAGCGGCGCCCTTTGCCAATGTGTTACCAATGCTTGATTTCTTAGCATCGTTAATCTCAAGACCTTTGTCTTTTGCAAACTTTGAATATAATGGCATCAAGTCACTACGACGAGCATTCATTCTGAAATATCTCATTAATTGAGTTGTAACCAATTGCTGTTGCTGTGTTGACAATTTAGTCCAATCTTGTGTTAGTCGACGTGCTGCACGCAACTTAGGATCTTGAATCTTTAAATCTTTTTCTAACTTAAAAAAGAACTGCTGAGCCACTGCTGGACTCATATTACCAGTTTTGATCTTTTGTAAGAATTGCTTTATCTTCGGAGTATCAATCTTTACTTTGCCCATCAACATAGTGTCTTTCTCGTCACTAAACATTTCACTTGGACGCTGAATACTAAAAATTGTTTGATATAAATCTGGACTGCTTGGACTTGGACGATTGAAATTGCCCATCGCAGTGGTTCGTTGTGCATATGCCTTTGCAACAGGTGCATAATTGTAATCATTGCTCATTGCATATAGACTCATAAGACTAACGAACAAATGATCAGTTAAACCCCTCGCTCCTGCACTAGCAATTTGATTTCTTGTTCTGAACATTCTTGCTTCGCCCAGAGTTTGCATAAATTCTAATTCATCTGACATTATCTTACCACTCCTCTATTTGCTGCACTAAACGTTGCTCTTGGAACTAACTTCATATCACCTTTGGGATGAGCGAGTACGTAACCTTCTCCGCCTGGCTGACCGTTAATGCTTTGCTTCACTTGTCCACCTTGACTATCAAATTTACCAATGATATCGTCTTTAGTAGCCATAACTGCTGCTACTACATTCCATAATGCAACGAATGCAACTTTATGTTGACCAATATATTCTAATACTTTGACTTTCATTTTATCTGAAACTTGTTTTCTATTCTCTAACCAAGTTGGGAAATCTGCACCTAACTTAGTTAGACCCGTGTCTACCTTACTATTCATATATGCGTATAGTAATTCGGGCAATACTTTCATTTTCTGTGTGGTTAGCGTGTTGTCATTTAATAGTTCATCAACGCCTGCTGCATTCTTTTTAATTATTTGTTCAAGTTGGTCAATTGCACCTGTATCAACTTCGACAGGTTGTTCTGTGGTTACACTTGGTACTACCAATACATCTTTTTGGTTGTTAAACAAGTCGATGTTACTCAAAGGTCCTTCGTTACCATTGGCATCTTCTTCTCTATGTATCACAATACCAGATGTACTTGCACCAATGCGCTTACCTAAATCGCTTTCTACATCTACTGCATACTCAACTACGTTTGGCTTGAACACATAGTTCTTTTCGACAACTTGAGGCGTTGATTGATATAATAGATCGCCTTTAAAGAATCCTCTATAGTCAGTCGGTACTGCTTTTTCATATATAGTAAACAAATTTGATAACTGTTTTGCAAATGCCATGCGCTTTGGGTCTTCACGGAACTTACCACCACTACGACTAAGCATAATATCTTGTAGTTGTTCTGGACTCTTTGCCTTACCATCTGTTTTAACTGCTGAAAATCCTGACTTGTCTGTGAATATAAACTCACCGTCTTGATCGCGACCAAATACCATTGCAGGACTTCCATCCCATTTAAGTGTTACTGCTTTATGATCATCTCCTGACATACTGCGAAGTGCTTCAACTGCTCTCATAGCACCATTGCTGCCTTGGAAAAATATCAAGTCTTCTACGTGCTGTATGCGACTTTCTGATAGTACTGATTCTCCCAACTCGGATACATCAACATCGTATAAATCTGATCCAGACTTCAATCTGCGATTTCTTGCATCTCTTGCTTCACGCTTCTTCTTGCCTGTAATATTAATAATTTCTGAAATTTTCATTTTTTGTCTCGTAGTTTTTTTACACCGCGCACAAAACGACTTGGTTCTCTATTTTTAAGATCTAATATCATACGCTTTTGTAAATCTTGCGCGATATCAGCATCATAATTCTGTTCTATCATTTCAAGAAGATTGATCATACTACTCAATACATTAATACCACGGCTTTCTATTAATTGTGCGGTATCTCTGGCTGGTGCAATATTATTAATTTCTTCTAATAATGATGTAGTTCGTTTCTTCACGTCAATGTCTCCATGCTTATGTGTATTTATGCATTTAATCTTGTTTTCTTAAAATACTACGTAGACGCGCTGATTGGTCTTCTGTACTAGTAGGCTCAGGCGCTGCCTCATTGGGACTTTGAACTATCGTGTTTTTCTTCTTTAATTTATCATATATTGTACTAGATTGATTCGTTATAGTATCTTGCTCATCATCAGGCAAGTCGGTAATTCGCAACCCTTCTATATCAAACGCTAAATCAACTTTCTGTCCTACACCAGATGAACTACGTGTCTTCATAAATTGAATTTGATACCTACCACGCTCTCTCATCGCTTGACTTGTAAAGATACCAATTACGTTATCTGCTGTTTGAATCTTACTTAAACCACCAGAGATATGACTATGATCGAATTCTACTTCTTCAACTGCCGATCTATTCAACTGTGACGCAGTTGCAAACAATACATTATTCTCTACTGCGAAGTTACGCAATTCTTCAGAAACATACTTATCTTTAATAAACAAGTCACTCGCATTGATCTTTCGTCCTGCGGGAGTCATTAGATCTAAGTAGTCAACCAACATAGCATCGATGCGTACACCATTCTGAACTTCAAATTCTCTCATGTAACTTGTCAAATCATTTGTAGTGATACCGTTGGGTACTTGAATTATCTGTAGTTTGCCCGCAGACTTGCCTTGCATACCTACTTTCAACGCTGTACCTTCTACATCGTTGAAGATCGCTTTTGTATTCATACCAGTTAACATACCATCAAGTCGTAAACCTGACAATGACTCACTTAATTCTAGTGAAACATATAAAACATTCTTACCCATCAATGACCAATTAAGTGCCAAGTTTTGTAAGAATAAACTTTTACCACCACCTGATGCTGCTGCGAAGATATTCAACTCGCCTGGGTTAAATCCACCAAACAATTTATAATCAACCGACTTCCAACCAGTGCTTGTACCTGCTCGCGAATGCCTTGCTGCTTCAATACGCTCTTTAGGATCATCCCAATAGTTGATACCCATATGCTTCGCAAGACCTACTTGCACTGCTTCTTTAATGATGCGCTCTACTTCGCCAAATTCACCTTTTTCTACAAGATCTGCACTTTGAAGAATTGCTGCTTCCAATGCTTTATGCTTGCAGAATGTTTCAAATTCATCAATAAACCAACTCTTATGCCTATCATCGACAGTATCGCCAATTCCAGCCAGTTTAATGCTAGTGAGTGCTTTGATCTGATCTGTCGTGGGCAATGCACCATACGATGATACATGATCTTGAAGAAACTGCACTGTCTTCCTGAGTGTTCTATCGAAGTAACTTGCTTCTAAAATATTATTCACTCGTAGGAATAGATCTTTATCTTGTGCCAGGAACTCAATAAAAAGTTGCTGTAGTTCCACTGTATATTCTTTTGTTTCGCTCATTTGGTTTCCTACTTGATTAACATGATGTATTATAACATAGTTATACTATGTTGTCACTACCTATTTGCAGTGATTCTACTGTAACAGATGATCTATGTGTTGCTTGCCTGCCACAATGTACTCTTCGTATTTTTTAACAACTGTTACATACAAATCAATATTGGGTGCCCAGATGCCCACAAAATTTCCATAATTATCATGCTCATCTCCATCCTGATTAAATTCAGATAAATCAAATATTACCATTCCATGAACGACTAATTCTTCAAACCAAATTTTGTTCTGTTCTAGATCAACTTCTTTCTGTGTGTCACCATTACCTGTTGGAGTTTCTGTAATATAACATCCTGTAGCAGTTATTGCACGACTCCACGATGGCAGAGAGTTACGCATATCTGGCCAGCATGTTGCACCGTCATCCAGTACAATATCAAATTTGTCAGATGATATTGCTGATAATGCTCTATCTACTGTTTCTACAAGATATCCGTCTTCGCCTAAAACATACGACAATTTTGGATAATCTTCGAGTACTTCTCTAGCACGTATTAAATTATCAATATGAATTATTTCGTGTCGTAGTGCATAATGCTCAGCCCTGTCTGGATCATATACGTCAACTCCCACAATGTCGCAATCATCTGTTGTAACTTCACACCACATACGATGCTTAGATCCCTGCGATACTCCTATTTCACATAAACTCTTTATAGGCTGCTGTTGCTGTGCTGCTTCTAGTACGTCTGACACAAAAATCGTGAAGCCCCGTAACTCACATCTTAGTGATTCATCGACTGCTGTTTGTTTATATTTGATTACATCTAACATATTATATTCCGTTTATTTGCAGTAATTTTTCATCATTACTTGTATTTTTAAATTGCCGTGTATCGCACTATCTAATATAGTTTGTATAGTGAATAATTCACCATACTTCAATGCTGCGTCTGCTGCATCTTTACAGTCATCCCATTCTGGGAATGCCACATACCAGCCTCGTTCAATTGCGGTAGATACCAATGATTTACTTGCAGCATCTGCATCAGGCAACAATATAATTTTCTTATTCAAATTATCGATTATGTTACCTTGTTGCATGTTTATGTTATTCGAACCAACTGCTATTCCATCTGTAAAGTATGCATCCAGTTGTCCCTCTGTCACGATAACAATCTTTTTATTAGTTTGTCTATCTAATCCATATACGAAGTCGACTTTAGGTTGCTTAGTAAAGTATTTTGGAATTTCTTTTGAAGGAGTACCTACCCATCTAGCAGTATATCCTACTATCACACCTTGATAAGTGAATACATGAATAAATCTATTCTTCATTCGGGCTGGTGACATAGATGGTGAATAATAGAAACGCGGATCAGTAGGATCTAATCCTCTTGATACCATGTATTCTAATACTCTTTCAAGTTCGGGGGTTACTTCAGTATACTCAGATATAGGCTTTGCACCTTCTGGTAATTCTTGCGCTTTCCATGTGATATTTATAGGAGCATCTTTATCTCGTTGCTTGATAAGAATAGCATCAATATCACGATCTTCAAGCAACTGTAGTTGCAATCGTTGAATGTCACTATCATCGGCACCGAATGCTTTATATAACTTCCTTAATCGATCATCTATGCGCTTGTCGACAGACCAGCCAGTAGCGTAATTACAATTGAAACAATTGTATTGGAATTTTTCATCAGTGATAAGAAAACCACCGCGACCTTTGGTGTCATGCGAATGTCCGTTAAGAACACACACAGGACAATTACCAGAAACCCAACCGCCCGGCGAAGACTTCCAATTGGAAGGCACTAACGTTCTTGTAAAATCTATTATTAATCTCATGTATACATTCTACACGATTAATACGATCTTGTCAATAGATTTTTATACTCTTATTACGATTCTATCTACAGTTCCAGATAATGTATTATCAATTTTTGCTCGTAGATATGATAAATTAGATACGATCGAAAATGGCTCAATACCAGTAAAATTATTAAACTCATGGTAATCGTAGAATGGTGTCAAATCTAAATCAAACCAATCTCCCGGTCCTGGCGATTGTGCAGTTGTTCCCTGCATATAAAAATCACCCGTGTAGTCAGTACAATATACACCAAATGTAATCAATCCATTTGGCTTGTTGTAATACGACGGTCCCGCAATAATTGAACTATAATCAAATGCACCATCTGATGCGAATGCTGTCACAGACTGCGAAGTCAACGGTATTGCATGTGCTTCATCTGATATCTCTACTGTGAAATTTGGACGCATATTCTGATCTACGAACATAGGCAATACAAGACCCAGATCATTAGTATATGTTAATACTAAATCACATAGCCCCATGTCTATATTCGACAAATGGGATGCACGAACTACTAATTTCACGCTTCCTAATTCGTAATCGGTGATAGAACATTTTGTACTTAATATAGTACTGTTAGTCTCTCTGTACACCAATGATGCATTAATTTCCATATTAAATAATTTAATAGGCTTACGATCTTGATTCTTTATAAAGAAATGCAACTCGTTATCAAGTCCCTTAAATAATTTAAGACGATTGAAATTAACGGGTGCATTGACCGTTGTGCCACGTGTACTATTGTACTGTGATGCGCCTGTTGATGTGCCGTGATCCTGTAAGATGTATAGATCGCCAGTTTGGTTTATATTGTAACTTGTGCTGTAATTGCTCATTTTTATAAGTCCCTGATTATACTTATATTTATGCAGAAATGATCAAAATATTTTAGTATAAATAATAGTAATGCAAAAACAATATGAAGAATTACTCGACCAATATCCATTCCTAACAGTGCTATCTTACGCTGGAAACGAATACGTCGGTGTCATGCAAAACATAGACACTCAAATCGCAAGTATGTACATGTTTGAACGACTGGACAATGTAGATGAAAAACATTTATTTCTCATGTTAGGAGAGGAATGGTGGTGGGAAACTAATAGACAGTTACCAATCAATATTGCATTGATAAATAGGTGGCATTTTCAACATTGTGTACAAAGTTTTAATGTAAAACAGATGACCATAATTGCTGGACCAGAAGTTAGACTCAGCAATTCTATTACAAAACGAATAAAACGTCGAAGTATTAATCTTATGAAAAAGACTCTTTAACAATCTTATTCAATTGCATTACAATTACCATCGCGTAACTATACGAATGCGACTTTTTAAAGAAATAACCACCGTCTTCTGGCTTTACCCAAATATCATTCATCACAGTATCCCAATCTTTTCCTATTAGATAACTCTTTGCTGGTCGTATCATTGCTAACACTGCTGCCAATTGTTCAACACTTTTGGGCTTCATCTGCTGAACAATTCCATAATGCGAATGGATATGGAAACACTGCTCTACAATCTCTCTATGTTCCAATAGATCCCACATAGGTTCCATCTCAAGTAATTCATCCAGTTCTGCTTTATTATTAATATCATTATAAACTGACACATTCAACAAATCCATTTTAAAGTAACCCATCTTCTCGGCTTCTTTATGATCTATGGTTGCCATGCCATTATATGGATTAGTCGGCATCTCGTGAAAATATACACCTGTGTTGTGCTTTTTTTCAGTGGTGTCTCGCTTGATCATTGCAGGTGTGTTTTTGATTAAAGCAAGCAATTTATCTCTGTTTGCAATATCTATATCAATATCTGTATTAACTATCATACCAATCTACCAAATGCCCATTTACGCTCTTCACACCACCAACACTCACCACAGTGTGTATCATCTGTATTAACTGTGCAACTAACTGTCATTGGAAATAGTGTTTCAGTTATTCCTAAATAATCATATATTTCAGCAATTTTCGTCTTATCAACATTGAAGAATGGTAAACATATAGCGCCTTCAGCCGCCCATATATCTCGCACTACATTAGGAGATCTATCAGGCAGACCTAGTCCAAGAGTCTCGCCTGAACCAACATCTTCATCACCAAATCCAATAGATATATCATCTGGCGGATTGCTAGTGACACCAGTATAATATACTTTAATAGTTTCATCGTCAATAAGTGATTGATCGAGATGTCTATATTGCTGTACATATGTTATACTATGCTCTACATTAAAGTTACCAGTTAATTTTATTACTTTATTAACAACTCGCGATGCTGAAATTGAATTGATCAAAGCGAGTTCATCATCCGCCATAGTTGTTACAATAACATCATGTTGCGTATACGTCATTAATATATAAAGCAATAATGCACTATCTGCTCCACCACTGACATTGATTGCATATTTTCCATCTGGTAAAGGGATATCCACCCCACATAAATTGATTTTCATTATCCTATACTCGCTTGTTTCAAAATAGTTTCCACCCATTGTAAATCTTTAACTTCGTTCTTACGCTTTAATCGTATCTGCCAATATTGCGGATCAATATAATCTACGATCATTTCAATCTGCTTGTTATTCAACATATCCAACAAACTCTGTGCATCATTACTAGCATATATAACCCATGGACTAATTCTACCAGAACATATATGAAATACCGCTAGACTAGGTGCTACCGTTTTGAAATATGTATTCCAATCATTTTCTCTATCTTCTGCCCAGTCTTGCATTGATAATATCGTGCGCTCAACTGCACGATCAACACTTTCTACTTTCAATCGCTCTTTTACCCAACCACTAAATCTTGCATCATGTGTCCAATGATCTAATTTTACTTGATTTTTTAATAACCATGTGGTGAATCCAGTAACATCGTCTATCTTAACTTCAATACAATATTTACCAAACTTTATGAACGCAGCATAATATGAACTTTTTGCAAATTCAGTGTAAGATTTATCTTTCTTTGAATTTGTTCCAATACGGTAAAATAACTGATATGCACGATATCCCAATTGAACATCTTTATCAGTCTCTTGCATATGTCGCTTCTTTTGCACACATAAATGCACAATAAGCGTATTCTCACGCTTAAAGTCTTTATTACAGTATTCGCACTTGTACAATATTTGTTGCATAATCTATATACTTTTATTTTCTTCTGTCGGTGTACTATTATACACTATATCAAATGACTTGCATAGTCTTTATTTTAGAAGAGCCGTTGCTTCTTTTTTACTTAATCCAAAATCACCTAACAGTTCTCTTAGATCAGTCTTATCATGCATTCCGATAAACAATTCTACTTCATCGTCGTTTAAGTTAAGATAGTGTTCTTTAATAAATTTAAATATCTTTGTATCCGTTCCTTTCTTGCCCGGAGAAATCCACTCGTGATATTGACTAGACCCTAATGACAGTGCTTGCAATAACTGAAACTGCAACTTAGGATGATGTCGCAGAGTATTAAAGTGAACATTGACTAATTCATTTGTCCATTCTAAATAATGCTCTGCGAATTGTCCCTCGCATGAACTTATGAAACGTTGCTGTGTCCACATATTCTTATTGTATTTTACAGTCTCTTCATCAGTTAGACTATCGTACCAATTACGATCACGTGTGTCTATTGCACGCATTTCACTTTTAATATTTAACTTACTCAAATCAAAATTCCCATTTCATGTTCTGGATCGCTGTCTTCGTTTTCAAGAAGAATTGCTTCTTTAATAGTACACGACTTAACATCAAATGTCAACCTAAACATCATCAACGCAGTTACATCATTAGTGAATAATTGAATTTCATCCCACCACACACTTGATGAATTATCTGGCATTGCATTATCAATCCATGATTGCATATCCCAAACCAGATCCATTCTTTCGGTAATACGTGAAACTGCATCATCCAAAATAATCTTCACACTATATACATACTTGTTATAGTAAATTTTTTTTCTAATTACCTGTGTAATTTCTTTATTTTTAATCATATCTAAATGAGCTTGATTTTTAGGAGTCTTTACTTCAAGCAATTCAAAGTTATGCGTATTCTTAGAAGTGATGTTTAATAATGCATCACATGATTCTTTATCAGATACATTGAAATATACACGCAAACTACTACCTTCATGATAACTGTGCTGGTTAACTACTTTGACGTTTTTCATAGTTTTATTAAGTACAGATTTCAATGCTTGACATCTACCATACACTGATGCCGCAGTGCTACGATCAGATGATTTAGTTGTAGAAATAAAAGCAACTGAATCAAAACCATAACATAATTTAGTCTGCATCTTCCATGTACGATGTTTTAAAAATTCTTTGTTCATACCTACTCCTAGATCAATTCACTAATGTCCAACACTTCTGGGATCTTGTTTACTTCTTTAATCAGATAGATACACTCTGGATTGTCTCCATCAGTCAACGGCACTGACAGGATATGACCAAATTTTAGTTTCGGTGCGTGCCATTTTACATCTGTGAATACATTGACAATGTTAACATCAAGATACTTTGGACTGTAACCAGTCATTGGATTCATTGCGAGCGTAGTGAAACCTCTGTCGTTTAATCCCATTAAACTAATCACTTCTGGATTGCCCACTTCCGGATCACAAATAACAATACTCCAATCTAATGGAACATTGATTGTATATTCACCCACTTGTAGCACTGCCGCTGGACTATAAAAACTTTCCAAAAAGATCAATGGAATAAAAAAGTAATCCACGTTCTTTGGGTCGCTGTAATCTAATACGCCATATCGTAGATCATCTACCAATTCTGGTACATCATCCAATTCATATGTTTTGTTCTCTACTGTTAAAATTTTCATATTTTGTTCTCTGTTTTACTCTGTTTTACTTGTAATCTACTTTCTCTATTGAGAATGGATAGTTTGCCTCACGATAGAACTTTTTACGTTCAGTTAAATGTCGCTTACTGAATTTTGCTGTACTAGTGAAATCATATATCTCAACATGATCCTTGTCATCTGCCTTACGCACACCACGACCAATTGATTGTATTACTCGTACGAAACTCTTCCCAGGCTCAATTAACACCATGTTAAATATACGCGGTATGTTAAGTCCTACTGCTGCAACACCATATGTCGCAATAGTAATACTATTAGTCGCTTCATTAATTTCATCATATGCGTCTTTACGATCAGATGATTTCATTGCACCTTTTACGAAAGTAGTGTCACCACCAATATGCTCTACTAACATTTCACCTGCTTTGATACGATCAACCAATACTAGAGTATTACCCGATTGCGAAATCTTCTTTATCAAATCACCCATGTAACCGATTCTATGTGAATTCGTTGTTAAGAACGTCAATTCACTTTGATAATTAGTATAGTCTGTAATTTCTTTCATTTGTACAATATTTACATGACAATTACTCAGTACGCCCATGTCTTGCAATTCGGATGCTGCTAGACGATTTACCACATTGCCCAAACTAACCTGCAATGTCATCTGTTCATGTTCTGCTTTTGGTATTGTACCAGTTAGTCCCCATCGTAGAGGCACATTTGCAAATTCTTTAGTGAGCATATCTTTTAGAACATCTGCTTTCGCTTGGTGAACTTCGTCAACTATGATACAAACTACATCTTCTGCAAAATCTTGTAGTCCCCAATCTTGTTCGCCATTCTTGAATCGTTTACGAATAACGTTAAGACTCTGCCATGTACAAATAGTATGAGTACGACCGAAATCTTTCTTATCACCAAAATATACGCCAACATCTAATCCTAAGTTAACATAATCTGCATATGTCTGATTCACCAAATCTTTGTTTGGTACAATAACAATAGAGCGACCGTACTTTTCTGCTTTGTAACTCAATGCTGCTGTGATCAATGTCTTACCAGCGCCTGTTGCAATCTCTTGTATACATTGGGGTGTTTCTATAAACTTGTTTACGATATCGATTTGATAATCGCGCAATGTTACGGGCTTACCTTCAAATCGATGCTTTGCGGGCCATGCTTTATGTTGAAATGTAGATTCATCTACCAAATCAAACTCAAGTTTGTTATGAGTTCGAAGATCATCAAGTTCAATCTGATAACCATCTTCAATGATAATAGGAATCGCTGTTTCTAATAGACTGACAAATGTAATACCACCGATAGTGAAATATCGCTCACATCCATCCCATCTTCCTAATTTATAGGAAGGAACGTGTCGTGCATATGGTAAGAAAAACTTAAACTTTGCTTCTAGTTTTTTCCTAGTAGTAAGTTCAAGACCCTCTATCTTTGCATTGACTTCGTCTTTCAATATGATTGTTGCAGTTTTAATTGTTGTTCTCCAATGTGATTTACTTATTATAGCATTAAACTACAGTTATGTCAATCGATTAAATCGTATAACATAACTGCGTTATATACAACAGTCAATAATATATTATACCTCTGATTTCATACAAGTGATTTCTGCCATACGCTGCCATTTATCACTCTTTGTTTTACGCAAGTCTGCAATTTTACCAACCATACGCAAACTAATCTCGCGCATACGTAATTGATTGTCATCTACAAAATCAACGATTTCGTTTTGCTCTGCTGTTGTGAATCCATACTCTTCTAGCATGCCATCCTTGACGACCTGACGACAGCGTAGTAGACGCTCACGAGTGCTATTCATAGTCAAATCAAGGTAGTGACAACGAGACATAATTGCATCTAAGTGATCTTTGATCTTCCCGCGAACTTTATCAAATTTTAAGTTAGTGATGAAAATTACAGATCCTTTAAATTCAAATGACTCTGGAATTCCTTCACGACGTAATGCTGAACTTTCAGTGTTCCAAGAAATCCTACGCTTCTTTGAACTATCTAACGCTGCTTTTAATAGGTTTAATGATAATTCATCATACAGCACCGAATCACAATCATCTAATACAAGTACATTGTTAGAGTCTGCATAACGATATAATAACTTATATAGACCAATTGCAGAAGCTGCGCCCTTCTCAATACCAAATCGTGATACCGCACCGCGCAACTTATCAAACAATGAATTCTTTTCAATAATATTCTCAACACCGAATGACTTGCCCACTCCTGGAGGACCTGTCACTACCATACCACGAATATCGCCATCAACTGACATCTGTGTCATTTCATCTAAGATACCAAACCGTTCGCGCAAACGCTCAACAATCTGTTCATCAGTTTCAGTAGTCACAGTTTCAGTAGTATCTATTTCGATGATAGATGCTGCTGTACTCTTACGTGGGCGACCCGCTTTGCGTTTAGTAGTAGTAGTTAGTTGAATAGTTTGAGTAGTCATGGCTTAGATTCCTATCTAATTAATTAATGAAGTTTTATTATACAGTAATATACATTGGTGTGTCAAGGGTTATTTAAAATATAATGCAAATGATGTTGCATACTGCTTAACGATGTACGACTGTGGTCGAGTATATTCTGCATTTGAAGGACCACGGTACTTATAACGAAACTTCCCAGGATATTGACGCTGTACATCATCTACATACATCATTGGGATGCCCTTTGCAAAACTGCTCTCATTAGGTGATGTTTCAAACATCTGCAATATTGAATCAAGTTGTGTCATAATCTTTCTCGCTCTTCTTTATTAACTTACTTAACTATTATAGCAAGGATCATTACTTTTGTCAAGCGATCATCCATAAAAAAACCCACAAATGTGGGTTTTTATTTTTTATTGTTATTATAGTGTTGCGTCTTCTAAACCTGCACATCGTAACTTAATTACGTTGGTAAGTTGCCATTGCTTAACTTCAAGTGCTTTGATAACACCCATGAACTTATTTCTCACCATTGAAAATTCAACAATAAGATGCTGCAAATCAACTACATCAGGCTCACCATCTACAAATGCTTTCGCATCTGCTGATGTTAGTGCGCGTTGGTAATGCTCAGTGAAGTGTCTGAACTTCTGACTACGCAATTTGCGCATTTCGGTATTTAAATATTCAAGTATCGCTTCTGTTTCTTGTAGTTGATTGAAACGATGTTCAACGATGCCCGGAATATCACGACTGTGCTTTTCCAAACTACCTTTCATACCACATTCAAACTTAGCCTCTGAAACTTGTATTTCATAGTGTGAAATAGCGTTAACTATTTCTGCCATGTTTCCAGTGACCTTACGATACCATTTACTCATTTAATCCCACTCTTCTTCTTCGTCAGTGTCATCTACTTCTTCATGTTCAATGTATTCATCGACACTCGTTTCAAGATATTTATCATGCTCACTGATCTGTTCTGCATTTCCAGCAATGTCAAAACCATACTGATCTAATACTTGTAAAAAATGTTCTGCAAAATTACTACGTTCCTTTTCTACAACACTAGACCTAGCAGCATCGTACATAGCAATGATAAATTCTAAATCATTATCACTCAGACTCATTGATCATCTCCCCGATAACTGCCTCATCACCACTAGAATCCATCACCTCTTCAGGCTGTTGATCCCATTCGCGCATCATAATATCTAGACAATCGTCTGTATTCTTTGACCATGCTTTACGGAATTTCTTGATGATTTCACCAGTTACTGGGCTAATGTACTCAAGACTGTTACCAGACTTTTTCAATGCACCTTTCGCTTCAAAAAATTCAGTCAATCCACTGTAAGGACTCATACCAGTATCATACGGAATTTCTACTTGTACGCTTTCAAATGGTTTAGCATAACGTGTCTTCATAATCTTACACGCTGCACGAATACCATTTACAGTAGTCGTTTTATTGCCATCTTCGTCAACTTTCAACTTCAATTTACGCATTGCGATTACAATTGAACTTGCATAGATAAATCCTTGACCACCAGAGATTTTATCATCTGGATCGAACATATCTTGTGATGCATAAGTATGATTCGTCGCAAGTAAACCTACGTTGTATTCACCCAACATATTTACAGTGTTACGCACAAGTGATGTTAGTGCTTTAGGCTTACGACCCAAGTCGCCCTTCATGTCACCTGCTTCAAACTGCTTGACATCTGTAGGTGTTAATAACATACCTAGACTGTCTACTACAAATAAGATTTTAGGACGATCTGCTGGCTCTTTATCACCATGCTCAGTCTTGTAATCTTTCATCAAGTCAGACATGATTTTTGCAACATCGTCGATCATTGCTACGTTTAACTTCATCAATTTATCTTCACTCGTATCTACACCTAACGCATGTAACCATGCTTCGTCTAGTGCATTTTCCGAGTCAATTAGAACAACATAAATATCTTGCTCTTGTGCATGACGAATAATATTTCCCGAAGCAATGTATGATTTTCCTGCTCCAGATTCGCCCGCTAATACTGTTACTTTACCTAGCGGAATGCCTTTTTCAAAGTCTCCGCTAATAAGTTTGTTTAATGTAAAATTACCTGTTGAAATCCAAGTATCAGGATCGTGAAATCCAGTGCTTAGACCAGGAACCGCCTTGGTAATACTACGACGGAACTTAGACACATCAAATGGTCTTGCCATTTTATTCTCCTTGAAAATGGGAGCAAAGAACTTGCTCCCTATTGGTTACTTATGCTTCTGCTTTACGATTGCGAATTGCTGCAAGAATATCTTGCGCAGTAGGCTTTGCCTCTGATCCCGCTGGTGCTGCTGCGACAGGCGCTGCGGCTACAGGAGCAGGATCTGCTTTAAAAGGGATATCGTCTGACGTGATCTCCTTCTCAGCAACAGGTGCTGATTGAACAACAGATGCAGCAGGCTTAGATGTCGGTGCATCTACACCCCAAGGACGGTAATAATTACCCCACTTCTCGGTGTCGTATAACTGACCATCTACAGATGCTTCAAACATCTCAACCATCGCATCTAAGTGCGCCTGATCTGGCTTTTTAGGAAGGAAGTCTGATAGATTAAATAATCCATTTGTGTCGACTGCATCTAGTTCTTCTTGATTTAAACTACGCTCGCGACGAGCCCAGTTAGAAGTACTATAATCTGCCCACTTACCATTCTGACCTTTCACTACTTTGAAATCTGTACCTTGATCATAATCAGTAGGTAATGAAGTGAAATCTACATCCATCAACGCTGCGCTGATTACCTTAAAGATTTGAGGTGAAATCATGAAACGACGAATTGGGTTTGCAGGTGCTTCTTCAACTAGTTCACTTTCAGTGACGAAGCCTTGAAACAAGTAAGATTTTTTCTTCCAATATTTACGTGCAACATCTTCCAATGAAGGATCTTTGAACCATTGACGCAATTCCGCGTGAATAGGACATGTTGTCTTTTCGTCGTCATACATTTCAATACATGGTACTTGAATTGTTACAGGACGTGATTCATCACCACCTTTTACGCCTGGGAATTCTAAACGAATCATTTCACGCTTCAACCAAAAGAATGGGTTGTTCGTATCACCGTCAGGTAAAAATCGTAGTGTTGCTGATGTGTTGTCTGGAATACTCCAGTGAGGGAAGACAGTATTGTCTGATTTGGTTGTTGATTTCGTTCCAGATGAACGAGAGTCTTGTTCGAGTAATTTTGCTCGGATTTCTGCTAATGAAGCCATGATGTTTTCCTTTTGCCTTAGTGTTTTTTAGATATTAAGTAGAGTATCTACCTAATACAAGTTTGCCTTAGTTTTATTACTTAGCCTATACAGTATACTTCTTTTCATGCCTACTGTCAAGCACTTTTTCGTTTTAATTTGATTTAATTTTTTAGTCTTTAATTGAAGATATTACATTGATAATGCAGGCTCTCAACTGGCGCTGCTTCATTTAAATTTATTCTTCTTTAATAACAGACCAGATACCATATACAAGGGCAATCCATGCTGCTACTTTTGCCAATGGACCTAGCAATAAAATTGCTAGTCCAGTGCCGATTAATACTGCTCCATCTAACGATGTGCGTTCTGTTAAGCGATCTTTCATCCATTTAGTAAACATAGTTAACCTACCATCTTACGCAAATTAGAAACTGCTTCGCTATCCATTGATGGCGCTGCTTGTGCCACTTCTGGAACTATTTCTTCTGTTACCTTATCAAGTAAATGATCAAGTGCAGTGCGGAATGTCTTGTTCATTTTATGAACATCTACGCTAAGCATATCAAGTAAGTTAGACAATTCAAATTGCTTTACTTTAATCGCCTTCATACCAATGTATGATGCTTTATGTCCTAGTGCTGCAATCTCGCCACCATCGCCTGAGAAATCAGTAATTGCATTTTCAGGATGCTCTGGATCAGTTGCATCAATAGGAATTTTAACACCAGATTTAACGATGTTGATCAATTTTTCTAAGTTTTCAATTGCGCTCACGGTTTTCGCCTCTTTCAATTTAGTTTCAGATACTACACGATTTACTGTAGCAAGTGCTTGTTGCATGCTCTCAGTTGATAATGCATTATACTTGAATTTTTCAGAGATGTCAAGGGTTTCTTCAATTAAATCTTCAGTTACTTCAACTTTAAAATTATCATAACCACGCTTGGTAGCCATACGCTTAACTGACTCTTTTAGTTGAGCAATCTTTGATTTAATAGTTTCTACGATTTCTTGATTATCTTCGTTAACTAATTTGTTCTGCTTTGTGTATTTCGTGAATTTGTTCAAATCTGAAATCTCTTCACACATTGCCAAAATCGCTTGTCCCTTAACATCGTAAGGATTTCCCTGCTCATTAACATGCATAGTCATTGCTCTCGCACCTGCCATGTACTTATGTGGGAATGCAAACTTTTCACCTGATGCATTTTCAATAAACAAACTATGAATATTTCTACTGCGAGAACCACGAATTTCTTCATTAACACGCTTGTTGTGCTTGATGATAAGAGTTGCTTCTGGCAATCTGATATAACTTGTTTTTGTTGAACCGCCTGCCTTCGTAAAACCTTCTGTTACTTGTGCATCTGTCTTTGGTTGTATTTTTTTGTCAAACTTTCTCATTGTGAACTCGCCTAATTTTCCATGTGCAATTGATTTGATTGCATCTAAAATATCTTTATTTCTCTGTATGTCGTAACTTTCCCCAATCTTTACAATAACTTCAAATTTATTATCTTCTTGTTTTATCGTAACAATCAAGTTTTGATCTACTGCATATAGTCGTGTTGCTTCTTCTACATTAAGTGTCTCTACACCATCAATTGTATACAAACGCATCTTGTAGCCTGCGCCTTTTAATATGTTAAAGATTTCTGTTGAAATGTCATTCATCGGGTTATTCCTTTTTAATTATATATGTATTTATCTTTTTGTGTTATAAAAATGACATTGGCATTGGATCATCGTAGTCATTATCCAAACCTTCTTCCATCAGGTATTCATATGCAGTATCTTCGTAGTTGGTTACTTCTTGTGCCATTCGTATGATCAATACTAGTGCCATAACCAAATCATCGTTCTCGCCTTCTTTTGCGCCGTAACTATTACCACGAGAAATAAATACTTTCAATTCACGTAGTAGATTATTACTTGCTATTTCCAACTTATCAGTCTCTACCCAATATTTCAATTTAGCACATGCTGCTATCTTTGATTTATGTGTCGTAGTGAATCCCTTACGATACGCTTTTGTATTTCCATGCTTCTTACGCTCACTCAAGAATGTTCCTGGGAAGAATTCTTCGCCTATCTCTTCTACACATACCAATCCCGCTTCGCCCATTGAATTGTTTTCTAGGCTATAATATATTTCCGATTGCTGCTTTGTCTCTTCATCTATGTAAATCGCTATCTTCTGTAAAATTCTTACTTGTTGCTGTATAGTTGTTTTGTTATGTTGCCATTCAGCAACTTGCTTCATACCCGGCAATTCGTACACTTGTATCGCTGCGTTATCTCCACCAGTTCCTAAACTAGGATCTAATGCAATAAGATATAAATTACCCGATTTCAAGGGCTTATACCAGCGTACTTGTCCTTGCATTGCCCATGCTTCTTTTGGTTCCATCATGGCTAATTTCAAACTGCTTACCAATGTCTCATCAAATGCGATGAATTCATTTTTATGCTCACGTCTGAATTTCTCTTCGCCAATCTTACCTTGCTCTATTCTTGCCCACTCTTCATCTCTATCAGGATGTCTATCCCATATCGCATCATAAGAGGCAAAACTATTAATACCTAGATCAGTTTCGTTACCGTACTCATCTGTCTTCTTTTGTGAATCTCTCCAAATCTGTGCAAATTGGTCATCATCTTGGTTGGGGGTAGATGTTATAATACATTTACCACCCGTTGCTAATGTAGGTGACAATGCTGTCCAGAAATCTCTTGCGATATTTGGGCGCACGAACGCAAACTCGTCTAAGTATGCTAGTGATATAGACATACCACGACCAGTGTTATCAGTAGTTGCTTGTGCAATAATACGACTGCCATTATCAAATTCCAATGAACCTTTGTTGTATGATGTAGCGCCCGCTCTCAGATAATCAGGCAATGTTTCATATGCAAAGCGAATACGCTGCATTATCTCTTGTGCACCACTATATTTGTGTGCTGCAATTAAGATTGTCTGATCTGGTACAAACATTGCATACCATAATAGATAGCCAGCAGCACACGTTGATTTTCCCATTTGGCGGGAGATCAATGCTACTGAGTTTCTATAATTGTGATATACATCAACCAATTCTTCTTGGAAGTCAAACAACTCAAACTTCATTCTACCCTTGGTAGGATGCTGTATCCAACAATGAGTCTTCATGAAATATTTGGGATCATTAGAACATTTTGCCAATTCTACTAATTGTTCGTGTGTGTAATTTTCTTGTTGATGTGGGGTTTTTACTAATTTAGTATCTGCTGCCATATAGGTTAACTATTTTCTCTATTTTGAAATTATATTGCGCACTGATATTTCTAAATTTTCTAGAAATGTATCAATGTCAATTACTTCGTTTACTAGTTCGTCAGCACTAACATCTACATCATCGTCTAATGATTCTATAACATCTGATTCATTAGTACTTAATTTATTAACATTAACCCATCTTTCATCGCCGGATTGTGAACGAATCATAACATCATTGAAGTCATTAGGATTGATACCAACTACTTTATAAGATTTATTCTTATATGTAATAACATCGCCCACTTGTGTAGGTGATTCTTGTAATACTGCTTCTATTAATTTTCTCATATCGTTCATAATTTCTTCCTTAAATAATTGCCGTTTTTTATATATATAGTAGCGAATTACATATAATGGATAACGGCATCCTCTCTCCTTAGATAATAAAAACGGGCAAGCCTGTAATTATAACGGTCCTAAGGTCTAAGTTCTTTATAGTCCTGCGTTTTTAAGCAAGATTGCCAATTCTTTGGATTCTTCCAATGATTCTTCCACTGATGGCTCTTTCTTATCTCCATCGTACTCAGGCTCATCGTCCATTGTAGGCTCTTTCTTCTTAGATGCTAACATCTTCGCAAAAGCGGCTTTTTGTGCTGGACTCTGTGATTCTTCTAATGTATCACATTCACATGGATCACATTCACATTCATTACAAGCAACTGCTTCTTTTACATCTTCTGCTGCATCTTTCATATCTTCATCAGTATCGCCATCTTTGTCAATGTCCAGAAAGTCTGGCTTGTTCTTAGATGCTTCGTATAATGATTTCATGTTGTCTACAGTATGCTCAGTTACGCTAACCTTCATGTCTTCTGCATCCATATAACGCTTCAATGACAAGTTTACAGGCTGTGCAAACTCATATGGATCGCCATGTGATGTAGGTTCAGTTTCGCCCGCATTTGCTGGTGAATTTGCCCATTCGGTAATCTTCTTTTCTATCGCTTCTTCCGATAGACCTGCGCTATGTAACATACTTACTAATTGAGTAGTATCCATTGTTGGAGACTCTTCTAAATTTTTATCTTCCATATCGTTTGCCGCCTTTTTCATGTCTTCTTCTTTATCGCCATCTTTGTCTATATCTGCAAAGTCTGGTTTTGCTTCTTCTGTTACCCAGTTTTCACCTGTCATATCATTACAATCATGACTGCAATCTGTGGTAGGCTTGTGCATTTCATCGCCACAATCTCTGCATACTTTCTTTACGTCTGCTTCGTACATTGACTCAATGAATTTCACTGGTGTCAATACTGTGCCACCAGTTTTATGATCAAGACGCAATGCCATATAAGTGTCATCTATTTTTGTCTTATAATCACGATGTATCTTAGCATAATCTGCTTTGGTCATTTCTATTTCACCAGCATCATTAATGTTTGCCATCGGACCCATTGCTTCTTCAACTGATTCAGTTTGTGATGCACTTACTAAATCGTCTGCGTCTACGCCCATTGCTTCGCCCATCGTAAATCCGTCCATTGGAGCGAATTTAACACCATCACTAGTAATACTAACAACTTTGAATTCGCCTTCGCTTATATCACCAAATGCGTCTATTTGAATGGTAACATTCATGTCTTTGATATCAGCATTATAATCTTCTGATCCTTCGGTTGAACCAAAGCCATTTGCAGTTGCAGTGAATACTTCACTGTCATCTGTTCTTTCGAAATTGTCCAATGTAACATTGCCATCTACTAATACGGTTGTTTCTACCAATACCTCAGTATTAGTAGTTAATGATTCCATTAATGTTCTCATTTCATGCATCTTTCTTCTCCTGATCTTTTTTTAATTTCAATAAATCTTGAACAAAAGAAGTATTATACTTGTCACCAAAAAAATCTTCTGGATTTATATCTTCTGCTTCTGAATAGGTACTATCAGCCAACAAACTTGAAACTCCTTCATCATCAGATTCTGAATCCATTAATGATTGCTCTCGTTGCTCTAACGGCTCTTGGTCTGAACGAACTTTCATGTATCCGTCGCTAATTCCGATAAGGGCTTGTATTTCTGTTTGTATCTGATATGCACTTGCTGGTAAATTTGTCTCAAATTCAACAACATATATCTCGTATCCACGTAGTTGTGGGAAATCATAAGGTGTGCTTTGTAGCATCAACTTAGTTGGTGCACTTACTTTCTGCACATCGTACTTAGCTAAGTGATTCTCAATGCGAGTTAAATCATCGCCAGATAATTCCTTTGCTAACTTAATGCGGAATGTGTATGTTTTTTTTGATTCTGTCAAATATTCTGTAAAGGACTTCATTGGTTTAATTCTCCTAATATTATAACTATTTATCTTTATTGTAAAAAGCGCCCGACTTAATCAGTTCTTTACATCTCTCAAATTCATCATACAAACTGAGTTGTAGATATACTCTATCACAATCAGAATCATTTCTAACGCCATGTACCTGTGTGGCATCCATTAATGTAGGATGAACAGTTGAATACATATGTGTTCCTAAATAAAATTCTTCATCATGAGCCTCAGCGCCCGCTGAATAACCTGTTATTATCGGATTATCGCCCAGTATAGCATAGTCATAATAATCAACCCCTACGCCACCATCTGATGGCAATATAGGTATCATTATCACACACTTTCTTGAAAAGTCAACATGTGGGTGGAATTGAAAACCAGGCCTATACACTGTTATTGCTATGTTTCCACTTTTTATCTGTTTTACTTCTGGATTGAATAATTTCACAATTTCTGATATCTCTGGATAATCTAGATATTCTTTACCTTCTAGATCTTCTACCCGAATTGAACTAAACAACCCTTTCGTGGCGTTATTTCGTATGTTTGAATAATCTTGTGCTGCATGCTTTACTGATTCATACAATTGCTCTAATCTATTTCTGTCGAATGTGACATCAGTTAATTCAATAAATCTATCTTCTATCATTTGTCTTCTTCCGCTTTCATGTTTTTCATTATTTCTGCTAGCATCTCTGAACGATTTCCTATTAATCTACCATCAATTGATTCTGGGTCGTCATCTGGTAAACCTTTATTGATAACATGGTTTACTTTTCGATTATCCATATCAAGTCGTTCTTTGCGCATCTGCAACTCAATCATTTTTATTTTTTTATCCATCTTTGTTTGCTTTGCGGTTATCGCGGCTGATAGCATTTTACTAGCACTATCAAGCAATGCAGCGGCATTTCTATCGTCTACATTCTTTGCCAAATCTACTATATCATCAAACGCAGTAATTGCTCTTTTTGCATATTCATCCATCTCTGCATCTATCGCGTCTAATCCCAACACCATAGGTAGTGCTGCGTCTACTTTCATAGACATATCCATAGTTTCTGTTTGTGTTGATATTTGTTCTGTGAGTTGCTTTATCACTTCTTCCGATGATGGTTCTATTTCATTTTCATCATCATCAAAGTTAAATGATATATCGTCTATAGGCGGTAAATTAAATGTATCGCTTAATTTCTGTGTCATTTCTTTTTCCTTTGCGCTTTTGTTCGCTTCTTTGGCTTATTGAATATCTCATGCTCAGTGATGACGCGAAAACCTAAGCCTTTTGATCTGCACCAATGTCTTGCTGCTTCCCATTTTGCGTGATTAACTACTGCGGCTGCTTTTTGTGATTGACTTTTTGCTTCACCGAGTGTTTGTCCCGCTGGTTTTATTTCTACCATCTCTGCGTGTTGCTTACCGTTTGCATCTTGATATACCATCAATAAATCTGGCACATAATTAGAATTTTTTCCAGTAAGTGGGTTTTTGTATGGGATACGATGTGTTTCTGAGCCCCAACCTAATACGGATGGATGATTGTCACACATTCTGAAAACAACTAGTTCCCAACTTGAACGATATCGTGGTAAGCCCTTACCTAAGTATTTATCTGGATTTTTTGGCGTGTATAAGCCTTGGTGAAATTTTGCCATTTTTACTGACCTTTATTGTAGTCACTGACGATTTTTTCAAATTGCTCTTTTGTATGGTATAATGCTGAAAGCACACCTGTTGGTGGATTATTCGTCATTTTTTCATTGAGATTAGTATCAGGATTATAAACCTGCACTGTGTGAATGTTTCTGATTGCATCATATTCCACAGTTGGTCCTACTGGCACAAACTTTATTCCAAGGTTGCCATACATACCTGCTGCTAGATTATATACTTCTGCTTCATCTGCTGCTAGTGTCTCTTCTGCACTCAATCCAGGAACAACAATTGCTGCGGGGACAGGCGTAGACACTGTGACTATAGTAGGCTCTGGTGTTATCGTTGGTGTCACTTCTACTTCTACACCATTGGTAGTTGTTTTATAACCTTCATATGTGAAATCTATACGATATTGTACTGGTGCTGATTCTGAATAATTCAGTGTATCGCCCTGTATGTTGGTAATTATCGGATTATAAATTTCTATAATGTTTTTATCGCCGTCTGAAGAAGTTCTAATTATCTCTATCTTAGTAATATAATAACGATCATTGGTTAAATTAAAACCCTTAGCACTCTGACCAGAAACTGCAAAATTTTGATTAATAACATCATCAATCATAACATCAGAGTTATCTGACATAGGACTTGAATAATAATGATTGTTATATCCTACTAGAAATTTTTCTATCTCTGCATCACGGGTATCATACGCAGACAATGATATAGGAGTGTAATCAATTCCAGTTTGAATTGTACGCTTCTTGTTATATTGATTTAATGTCTGAGTCTTCATAGAATGACTAGGCATTTGTATTTCGGATATACGTGTCAACTCCAGTGCCTTATTGCTACCAATGTGATAGACAACAACACGGAATTGAAACTTATTTCTAGGAACAAGTAAATTCACGGACCGATCATATTGATCTTGTCCGTAAATTTTTGATGCCGAATTTATAATATTACTCATGAGTTACTAATAAATTAGTTAGCACTTGAACCAGTATTAGCCATTGTACGCAATATCGCATTATCAAAACGAATAGTCATTGATACCTGCACAACATCGGATGTCGCATAGTTCAAATCACCGAATGTAGCACTTGGGATAAATGCGCCTTCAAGTTCCCAATAGTCAATAACACCATCTAGACTAGATGTGCCATGTGTTCCATCAAGTGTTTCGATTTTTACATTGAATTTATAATTTTCACCTGCTTCTGCGCTTACTTGAGAAGTATGATTTACTTGCTTGTTCAGTTGTGAACGAATTGCTTTTATAACATCATTGTTAGTATCATCTCGTAATGCTACTGTAACATCTTGCCACATGTGCTTTCCTGCAAGTCGTATCTTTGAGTTGTATGCATCAATGGTAATATCGTCATGATCAACTCCAGGTCTGGTTGCACTAATTACATTCTGTGTAATTAACGATCCCTTTGAGTCACCTAATCCTGTAAATGTTACACGAAATCTGTATTGTAGTTTTGGCATCAGTGTCTGTGCAGTGGTAGTATCTCCTGCTGGAATACCGAAATTTGTTAAAATAGCCATTTGTTCTCTCCTTAAAATTTAAATAGGCTATCCTAATGATAGACTATTATATATATAAATGTATTTATGCTTTTTGCATTTTTATTTTGCAGCAAATATTTTGCAATAAAAAACCCACACGAAGTGGGTTTTTTTTAAATATTAAATTTAATATTTTTTAACTTAAATCACCTGTATTAACAATACGAACAGGAATATAAATAAATTCTGCCGATTTGGTAGGTTCAATTGCAATATCAACGTAAATTTCATTACGATCTATACGTGCTGGTGTATTGTTAGTAGTATCACATACTACACTGAAGTCATACACACCACGATTTGCCTGAATATTAGCACAAAAACCATCAAACGTTTGCTTAACATTATCACGAATTGAATTATCATTTGGCTCAAACAAATATGGGCGCGAAATAACTGCAAAACGCTCACGTAAATATGCAACTAAACGAGCAACGTTAACACGATCTAATGCGCTTGCGCCTGCTGCCAAAGTCTTCTGACCAAATACAATAATACCTTCTGATGGGAAATTAACAATCGGATTCAATTTATTTTCATACATTGCATCGCGATGTCCCTGTGTCAATGCTACTGCTACAAATTCGTTTTCTGAATTGATATAACCAACATTTGATGCGTTTCTTACAACACCACGAGTCAAACCTGCTGGTGCAAACCACTGGTAACTAACACTATCACTATATGCATATGTGTAAAGTGCACTGTGTGATGCTGGAGCAACTACACTTGCACCTGATACTGGATCAGTCGTCAATACACTAGGATAATATGCTGCTGCATAAGAACTCTTGCTTACTAGTCCATCTTCACCATTTTCTACTGCGCCAGTTCCTTGAACCCAAGATACTGCATCTGCTGGAGCCAATCGTAATGGGGTATCTGCAATAACAAATGCAGTTTCATTGCGATCTGTATTCAATGTTACCATTTCATCCATCAACTCTGGATATCCCGGTGCTGTAATTAAACGGAACTGAATAGTTTCTTCACGAAGTGCTGATCCTGATGCACTTGCTTGCATTGCTGCTGCTACAACTTTACGCTGTGCCTTACGACCAAATGATCCTGCGCCTGTTGCTGCATTACCAGCAAGGTTACGCCATTTCCAAGTAGTTGTCAATGATGCGTCATACTTACGTACTGTATTAGTTGAACGACACATGTTAACTGCTGATGTACCAACTGCATATAATAATGGGTTAGGACCATCTGCTAATACGTTTGCTGCTAATACGTAATCGCCTGCTGCTGAGTCTAAATCAGTGATATCACCAAATACTACACCGTTAGATGTGCTTTGATCTGTGTTATCTTTAACAACCCATGCTGTTCCATTGCTACGATAGATAACTGGATAGTTATCTGCGTCTGTATCAATCCAATAATCACCGTCTGCTCCAACTGTTGGTGCTGCTGAAGTATAAGTTACATTAGTTGCTTTCTGCCATTTCTGTACACCACCGTCGATTGCTACTTCAAAAATAGCCAAATCATTTACTGCGGTATCAAACCAAATAGTATCAGTAAGTGGTGCGCCAGTTGGTGCAGTTGTTTGTACTGATGAAATCATGTCTACGAATGCTAGAGTAGTTGAATTGTAACGATGAATAGATACAAAACCATCATCTATATCAAACCAAAGATCGCCTTCTGTTAATGTACGCGCTGTTGCTGCTGTGCCATCTTGGAAAGTATCACCAACTACACCAGTAGGTGCTGTTGTCTGTGCGTAAATTGCTGTCTGTGCTACGAATGAACCCGCTGTGCTAGTGAACAATGAAATATCATAATCAATACCTGCGCCAGGAGTTGTTGTCTTAATCCAAACATCACCTACTTCTGCGCCAACTGGTGCTGAGTAATGTGGTGCTAATGTTGATGTACCAGTTATCCATAGTTGATCTAATGCAACCCATGCACCACCTTCACCAATCCAATAATGAACGTGTGTTGATGTTACTGTCTCTTCGATAGTAACTAGATAGGTTCCGTCTACAACTACAGTCGTAGGAACGCCAACGTGAGTGGCTACAATTTCAACACTAGGTGTTACTGCTGTCCATCCACTTGCTGTGAATTCAAAGATACCATACGCTGATGATGTTGGGTTTACCCAGTAAGTATTATTTGCTGGTAAGCCAACTGGCTCAACTGTCTGTGGGCGAAGTGCTGTTAAATCTACGTCTGCACGAACAACATATGCTGCTGATGCTTGACCTAAGAATGAATATGCTGCTAATAGACCGTAATCATTAGTTTCATCACCTTGTTGTACTGTTCCACTTACTGAACGGAAATCTACGTTTCCGAAGTATTGAGTTAGTTCACGTTGTGATGTTACTAAGATCGGACTTCCCGATGCTGCTGATTTGGTATATTTTGCAATACCATCTACTTCTGTTCCGGTCGGGTCAACTTTGTCTTGACCTGTCGCGATAAAAATCATTGGTACAGTACCTGCTCCCGCTGGTCCGTATACCGACTCGTCTGTTATTTGTACCTGTGTTCCAGGCGATACAAGATTTGCCATTTTTGGAGTTCTCCTTTATTTTATTTTACATGTAATTACTAGTTTATGAATCTATATCATTGTTAGTATTTAGCGTAAGTTAAAGAAAAGACCTGATTACAGCGTTAACATAGCAGTTTAATAGTGATATTTCTGAATTCTTCTAATGTCGATTTATTATCAATAGCATGGTCAAATTCCCATCCCGCCCAACTAGATTCACTTGTATGAATATCTGGGAATTTCACTTCCATATGATTGCCTTCATCATATATTTGATATTGTTCTTCTTCTGATGTAGTGTTCGTGGTAACGGCGACATCCCACCATTCTGGTACATCATATCGCCACACAGATGCAGTAGTTCCACCCAATCGCTTGATTACGGCTAACTCGTTGAAGAACCGACAATCAGAAATAACAATATTATTATCAATTTGTAGAATCTTGCGTTCTGCTGCTGCTACCCATATATCTGGATTAAAATGTGTTCGCATGACATCTGTGCCGATATACTGTAATGCATATCTAGGTGTAAAATTAGGTATTCCTAATCTATTAGACCACCATGTGTCTACTCGCTCTCTCCAAACCCTACTCTCAGACGTATTACCTTCTAATAGAGTACGATCCCAACTAAAAATATTCGCAACAGCATCTTTCAATACTCCTGCGAAACTAACTCTCTGAAATCCCTCTTCAATTAAAAACCCTGCTGCTGTGTCTTTACCATGACCGATTAATCCACATATACCTATTACTTTCTTTGTCATCATTACCTTCGTTTATTATGTTATCCAATAACGAAACCTAATCCCGAAGAGCCGTCATTGTAAAGTGTAAGTTCTGTTTCTAGTTTATCAATTTCTGCTTCTGCTGAGGCTTGTAGTTCACCAGCGTTCATTGTAGTGCCACCCTGTGGACCCGCAATTTGTGCAAACTTACCACGCGCTTGTGCAAGCATTAATTTAGCATGACATAATGCAAAATCCTTAATCCAAGGTCCTGCATATATATCTTTTAATAATAATTCCAATGGACGATGATTATACACATGGAGAATACATAAATCATCTGCTTTCATCATACGATGCAAAATTAATTTGTTGTCAGATTTGCGCCAAGTGAACATGATCTCTGCGCCAAATAAACGACCCATTGTTTCTCTATTCTGTTGTAGGAAATCGAAACTTGCTAAACCACCACTACGACTCGAACCTAATAAATAAGTATTCAAGTAATTTGCTTGAAATGGTTCAAAATCATTACCCGTTCCAGATGATACACCAGTTGTGCGGCGATATATATCAGTTACTTCATCTATTTCACTAGGTAATGTATATTCTGCAACATCTTTTACCAAATCCAGTGAAACAAAACTTTCTTCTACAGAATTTTCTGAGCGTTGACGATATTTTTCTACTGCCTTCTTGATCGCTAATTCATAGTGTTCTGGATCTAATTCCACATCCACCATTTGACCACCTAAGCGTAGTTCTATTTCTTTGATTAATTCAGATTGTGCTGACATAATTATATTCTCCTATTAGGTATATTTATGCTTTTACTGCACGCAAGTCTGTGTTCAAAAACTACTTGAACACTGCAAGAATAATAATCTCAGAATTGAATCTACCGTTCATCTTAGTATCAGTCGTAGTCAATGCATTAAATGTCTTCAATGCCTTAGGCTTTGTAATCTTCTTGAATTCTGGTAACACATCGCCTGGCTTTCGTAATGTCTTCTGTGTACTAACCTCTTCGTTAAAGTTTAATAACGTAGTTCCCTTAACTTTGAAACCATCTGCATCAATTGCTACATATAATCCTAGTTTTCGGTTCTTACAATTAAATACTACTGCTGCTACTGCTCCAATTAATCCACTTGGTGCTACACTCGCAATACCATACGAAGAATCATTTGATTTAAATTTCAATTTAGATACTAACTGATCTGCCGACTTCTGCTTTACTTTACGAGGAGCCTTTGTTGCTTTCTGTTCAATGATAACAATATCACATGCATCAATTATCTTCTTATGCATCGCAATTATAGCCACTAACTGCTTTGCATTGAAATGCGAATATGCTTCTGCTAATTGTTCACATGCATCTTGCTCTTCTTCGCTTAATTTCTTAAATGCTGCTGGTTTTGGGATTGCAGCAACTTCTAACAATTCTTCATATACATCATTATAAAAACCTTTGATGATACGAGCATGATTTGCCTTTGCTTCTGCTACAATCAAAATTGTATGGGGTTCAAAATTCGCTACCAACTTAATATCACGCGATACTACAAATTCTTCAATTCCATCATCAATCGGTTCGCACATCGCAGTGGCTGCTTTACGCATGATATCTTGAATGCTAGGAACGACACTAATTACTGGTTTCGCTTCTTCGATTGTATCATCTGCTCCAACAATGCGTGAACCAATTGCAATAACATCTGCAATACCACCAGTTACAAACTCACTAACAGGTTTTAGTTCAGATGAAGTGCCTTTAAGATTGCGCCACATGTCTGCATGATTTTGCTGCAAATCAGGCATACCCGTAGTCAACAATTTTGCATAAATTCCAACTTGTACTGGAATATGCGACACTGCCTTTGCTGCTTTGATATCTGCTGAACTGTATTTGTGTTGCTTCATATAGTCATACACATAACCACGCAAATCTGCCGTCTTTACATTCTGATAATACAATCGTGCAAATGCAGTTCGCTCTTTATGAAATTTATCACCAGACCAAGTTTCTGCCGAAGACCAATCTGGATCAGTAAATCCAGTTTTACGATTAATTTTTGCCCTAGGCTTCTTGCGAGGGACTTTTATGCTAATAGCCATGTTGTATTTCCTTTGATTTAAATATACTATACACTACTTATAGTTTTTTGTCAAATATTATAGTGGAATCGCTTCATATAATCGTTTTTGCTTGATATCCCACTTCTCAATGACAGGATTGCCCTCGTCATCTTCGTCAACTACAATGTACGCAATACCTTTCTTGACATTCGCATAGCGATAACCACTATCAAACGCAGACGGACTCGTAACCCATACTAAATGCGGATACTCAGAAACATCGACAAATGGGGTATCATTTAAATTCTTAGAAAATTCAAATATCCCACCTTCTGACTTTTCAAAAAATGAACCAAGAATAGAACTGTCACCAGTGTTGAAATAAACAGACGAATCGGCAAATGCCATAATTATACTCCCATTGTATTGTATGCCTCTTCATCGACGCTTAGAGGAGACATTTAGCGTACTGTAGCGACTATATAAGCCCTACTACAGTGACAAATATAAACCAGTTTCTTTTTCAATTAAATCGTGCATCATATCACAGTAAATGCCATCATGCGATGCAACTACATTGAATTTCATACCCCAAATCTTACCGAATGTGATGTCATATGTGTCGCTCGCATTAAGAGCAATCTTAACGTGGTTGACACGCTTGCTACCACGAACACGAAAAGAAAGATCGTCGCCACCAGTGGCTAAATTCTTTGCACCCATCATATACAATGCTTTGTTACCGATTTGGTTCTTGATAATAGTAGCAACTTGTGACATAATTTTTCTCGCTTTGATTAATTAACTTACTTAACTATTATAGCAACATGTCTTACTATTGTCAAGAGTTTTTCAAATCTTTTTGCATAAATACTCTATATATAAGGAGTAATCTATGCCTCGTTTAAGTCTCTATCGTGCGACAAAAACCAATGACTTTAACTTTCATGACAGAACCATCAGAGAACAGTTTGATATCGGTGGTACTGCCATACATGTTCATAAATATCTTGGACCCAAAGAAACTATCAATAGTGATGACCCCACTGAACCAAATTATGGTTCTGGTCTTGAACTTGATCCCACTTTAGGCATTGAGATCAATCCTGAAGGATTTATTAATGAAACTAAGATACAAGACTTGTTGTTTATGGAAAACCGTGATCGTAAGTATGATCCAGACATTTTTGAATTACGTGGTGTATACAACGTAACAGACAATGACTTTGATTTAACACAATTTGGTCTATTCTTAACTAATGATACAATGTTCATCACATTTCACACAAACGATATGGTAGCAAAGGTCGGAAGAAAACTAATGCCGGGCGATGTACTAGAATTACCCCATTTACGCGATGATCTTTTACTAAATCATGACAGAACTGCTATTAATAAATTTTATGTCGTTCAAGATGCTAACCGTGGTAGTGAAGGATATAGTCAGACATGGTATAGTCATATCTGGCGTGTTAAAGTAACACCGCTAACCGATACACAAGAATACGCAGACATACTAGGAACAGCCGATGATCCAAATAGTTTGAAACAAGATCTAAGTTCATATAAAACAGAGATTAATATTTCTAATGCTATCATACAAAGTGCTGAACTTGACGATCCGCTAGGAATACCATTGGTAGATCATTTATTTGGTCAACCAACAACAGATGATGAATACGATCATGGCGAAGTACTAGACAAAGGTGATCAATTCCCGCAAATGCCAAACGATGGTGATTATTTCGTAAGAGAAGATTTCTCTCCTAATCGTTTATTCGTTTATCGAGGTAGTCGCTGGCAAAGATTGTATGACAATGTCAATGACACCACTTGGACTGATAGAACATTCAACGCAAGCGGCTTCATAGAAAACCTAGCAACAACTGTTGTAGACAATAAAGAAGTGCCCGAAAGACAGGCATTATCAGATGTAATCAAACCAAAGAGTGATTTTTAATTATGGCACAATATTTTTATGATAGACAAGTTCGTCGATATATACAACAGTTCATCAGATTGTTTGGTGGATTTGATGTACAAATGGGAGTCAATGACCAAAAGATGCCCATCTACCAAACTGTACCAGTTCGCTATGGCGACACAAATCGCATGGCTGCGCATATTACTCGCGAAAACAGTGAAAATATAATAAACACTGTTCCATTCATATCTTGTTATGTTACGGCACTTGAAATGGCTCCAGAACGTAGGATGCACCAAGGACATGTAGACAAAGTACAAGTTTATGAAAAAGCAATAGATGATACAACTGGCGAATACACGAACGAGGTCGGAAATCGATATACGGTTGAACGTCATATGCCAGTTCCATATAACTTAACTATGAATTGCGACATCTGGACTTCAAACACAGATCAGAAATTGCAATTGCTTGAGCAAATTATGGTATTATTCAATCCTACATTAAATATCCACACAACGGACAATCCACTTGATTGGTCAAGTCTTGCTTATGTAGAAATGAAAAGTTCGCAATGGTCGAGTCGTAGTGTAGGCGCAAGTGTCGATGATATTATTGATGTTAGTACACTCACGTTTGAAATGCCGATATTTATTAATCCCCCTGCCAAATTAAAACAGCAAAAATTGATTTATACCGTAATCAACCAATTATATAATTTAGATGATGTCAATTTAGATGCATTTGATGCAAAGGAACCATTTGACACATCATCGCTGCAATATATAACTGTTACATTGGATGATATGAAAATTAAATTTGAAAATGACATAGCATACTTGTTTAATGATTCTGGTACTAATCTAGATGAAAATGGCGCTCAACTTGATTGGTCTAAATTCTTGACTCCCTTCGGTGAATTACGAGAAGGTATTAGTCAGATGCGTATAAGAAAATCAAATGCACCTAACGACACAGATAATGATATTATTGGTAGACTTAGTTTTAATACAGGCAATGTAAATGCGTTAAATGTAGATGTAGACACTAGCACTCTGCCCACGAATACATTGACTGCGGTTAATGGTGTTTTAAACCCATTACAGAATTATCCAGGCGATGGTTCGGTAGATGCTGCCGTTATCGGCACTAGATATATTATTACGAATGATATCCCGAATGGTGGCGAATGGGCTGGGTTAAATGCGTATACCAATGACATCATTGAATACAATGGCTCAATATGGACAGTATCATTTGACCATAGTGCGGTGACTACTCAACAATATGTAGAAAATATCTTATCCGATGACCAATTAGAATGGACAGGATCAGAATGGATTAATAGCCATGAAGGGATATATAACGCTGGGTTCTGGCGGCTTTATATGTAACCAATCTAT